TATGGTGCAGCCATGTATGGAATTGTTGATGGCTTGAAAGGATTAAGAACCATTCTTATTAATTTGCCATTGCATATCCACACATTAACTTGCAACTCGTCTAAGCTTTGTAAATCTTTAGGTATGTCTACTTCTTGTTCTAGTAACATGTCTATATCACACATACCCCAATACTCAAGAACTTCAAATCTGTCTACACCATGTTCAGGTGCATAATCAGATAAATCATCTTCCCAAGATTCTCTTGTGTAATTTTCGCCCTCTGCTATAGCAGCTTCAATAACTTCACTTCTAAAGTGAGGTCTCTTCTTTAATGCTCGTAGTTGAGAACGTGACATCTTATGTCTCTCAATTACAAACTGTGCTTCATCCATGTTGTTAGCATCAGGGTCTGGATAAAAGTTCCAAACAGATACATGAGATACTTGAGGTACAGTTTTAATTGTTGGGTCATAATCACCTTCGTCATCCCAATTAGGATATTCTTTATCAACTGCAAAAGGACCTTTCATCACACCTGTACCAAATAAAGCCATTTCAAATGCTGTACTACGTAAGTGCTTACTTGCTCCTGATTCTTCTAGTTGGTCGTGGATTTTCTTTTCCATATTTTTCGCCGCAACCATCGCAGGACTGAACGTAATTGCTGTGGGAGTTTTACCAACTTCTGCTTTAAGACTGTCAATATCTTTAAGCTTGTCCTCCAAAGGACCAAGCATACCTTCCAAAGTTTTTGCAGTAGCACCTTTAGGTAAGTCTTTACCATCTCCTTTAAAGCCATAAGGTGAGGTTGATAAACTAGTGCTTCCACGAAGTTCTTCAGGTTCTTTAGGATCAAAACTAACATCTTTCGCTACTCCTTCTGGTAGTTCCGTAGGGTCTACACTTAACGGAAATCTATTGTTAGCAAATAAAACATCAACAATTTGCCCATAGGCTGCTAATGTTTTAGTCTTAGTTACTTTAATAAACACACGAGACTTTTCTGCTTCTGTGAATTGTACATCAGAACCATACAAACCTCTATAGTTACGGTAGGCTCTTAGCCATCTCTGTTCGTCTTGTTCTCTATAATCATCTGCACGATTATATCTCTCCATTATAAATGGAATTATATTTGCTGTCTTAGTGTCTGTAGTAGTAGTGTCTTCAGAATCTTCTAGAGATACTGCTTCACTCTCTACTATTATTTCATCATTTTCATCCATATTATATCCTTAATATCCAAATGTAGAATCTGCCATTGGCATAGAGTGTGTTGGTACACCTCTTGGGTCGTAATCAAATAAGCTAAATCTTGGTCTTGACATTATACCATATCTTAATGCATCATACAAGTGGTCTTCAGCTAAAGTATCTACATCCTCTGGGTTTTTCTTATCTAGTGGAATAGATGGTAATTGTGCTGTAGTGTTACTACATGTGTTAAAAAATACTAGTCTTGGCTCTTCTGTAAACTCATCTATTTGTAAACGTCTGTGTATCTCATTCTTACCTGCTACACGACTACCTTTACTTCTATCTGACGGTCTCCAACGACAGCCTCTCATAATCATTTGTTCTGCTAGAGAAGGACCTGTATCTCCTCTCTTGTGCCATAAGGAGCTATCTAATACTCCGTATCTTATGCCACCATCTCCGTCTTCTAAATCTAGTATCATATCTGCCAAATCTGTGGCAAGGACTTTGCTAACGTAAAGTTCTCTGTAGACAATAAGTTGTTCAGATGGTGACACAGCAAACCAAAGGACACCAGACTTACTACCATAACCGTAATCACAAGCTCTAAACTTAACCCAATTATGTGGTACATCGTAAGGCTCAATAACGTGCACATTCCTATCAAACTCAGTAAAAGCAGCACCTTCCTTAATATCCCAATCGCCATCCAATAATTGCCTTCGTTGCTGTTCAGGTAATGATAAGAGCATGGCTTCGTAATCCCCTTGCTCTGCAAGATAAGGATTGTCTGATAATCGTGCAGGGATAAATCTCCTTTTGAATAATGATTTTCCAGCCTTTTCATGTCCTGCCGGATATTTAAGGACTTCTGTTGTTTCAATGTCTGTAGCATCAAATGAGTTTCCGTATGGTGCTGGGTCAATAAACATTTTTTTAACCCAGTGATGACCCCTGCCTCCCGGATTTGTTGTTGCTCTCATAAATATAGGTAAGTCTTTTGCTACTGACCTCAATCTAGAACGCATATAATTCCATGCGTATGGTGTTGCCCACTGTGTTAACTCATCAAAGCCTATCCAACTAAAAGCTAAACCTTGATACCTTAGTACATCGTCATCTCTATCTAAATAAGACATCCACAACCTAGCACCTGACGGTGCAACCCACTGCATCTTTCTTTCTGACCATTTAATTCCCGGAATAATCTTTGGATATATTTCCTGAGATTTAAATATCAACTCTCTTAATTCTTCTGTCGTGTGCCTTAGTAGTAGTCCACTAAATGATGGGTGACTCATATATCTCAATGGGTCTGCTAACATGGCATAACTCTTGCCACCACCTGCTGAACCACCATATAGTACTTCTCTTTCACCAGCTGCTAAAAACTCTGTCTGAGGTCCTTCGTTGGGTTTAAAAATAATATTGTGCTTCTGCTCAATAGGTATTTCTGTTATACGTTCAACTTCTTGGACTTTAGACTCAAGAGTAGGCTTTTGCACCGGTTCTTTCTTGCTCAATTTCTTTCGCTTTGGAGATCGCCGCTTCTGCATACTCTGCCCACTTGCGTAGGCTTCTAGCTTGGTTCTTACGTCTTTTTTCATTCTGTAACCTTTTTCTGAGTCCTACATGTGAAATATATCTATCTGTTTGTTTTGATAGCCAATTAGCTACTTGGCGATAGGAATACTGCTTCACATATTTTCTAGCCATTTCTAGTTTATCTAGTTCGTCTTTTATAGGATTAAGTGTCTCAGGGTCTTGTTCGTCTTGTATGTAACCAAAAGGTACTGTTCTAGCTATGCGTGGTATTCTAATCCACTCGTCATCTTCTTTTAAATCTGTTGGTTGGGGTAATTCCCAAGTTCCTATACTTCTGTTATTCATCTTCTGCTTGTACATTCTTGACTGGCATAAGCATGACACCACCTGTAGACTCTACTTGCATCTTCTCTGTCTTCACTAAGCCTGTTCTATCAAGTAATTCTTTTGCTGCAGTCATCTTTTCTCTCATACCCAACTCTGTAGGGTCGTTGATTCCACTAACCATTGCAACAGCTGCTCGTGGAGCATTACGTGCCATGAACATCTGAGTAGCCTCTAGAACCTCCTCCTTGATGCCTCTGACGATGTCTGACGTAGAACTGGTAGGTGCATAGCCTGCGAGTAGTTTCGCCTGTGTAACATCCCCATTTGCCTCATCAAACAGTACGTCTAAAAACTTCTGTTGCTTTTCTGTTAATTCTTTTGCCATTACGCTTTCTTCTTTTTTGTTTTTTTCTTAGCCGGTACTACACCAACCTTAACTTTTGTAACACTTGCTATAGTAACAGGCTTTTTCTTCTTCTTTACAAATGCAGTAATCTGTGCTTTATTAAGCTTTGGATACATCTTAGCTATAGCAGTTATCATTTTGTTATCTGATGCTGACATTACATTGGTACTCCTAATTTAGTAATACGTGCTATAAGCCTATCTGCTCTGTTAGTTGTTTGCTTATACCATCTACTGTCTTGCATCTCATCGCCTGCACGTTGCCAATCTTCATCTTTAACTGCAGCAATAAAATTCTTAAATTTAGATAGTCTTGGTCTACCTAATTGAAAACACATATTTGCAATTACTAATTGTGCTTCTTCTGGTAGATTGTCAAAGTTATCAAATATAATTTTGCAGTCGTTGATTGTAACTGCTATGTCTTTAGTGAACCAATCATTTATTTGTTCGTGTGATACTTTTGTTCCTATAGGCTGTTCATAGAACTCTTCATCCCATTCAGTAATTAAATGTCCTATTCCTCCAGTTAAATGTCCGAGGGAACAATGGTATGTTTCATATACAACACCTTCATCATTAGCTATCTCATCTTGTAATGTTATTAAGTTCATTTTTTACCCATAATCTTCATTGCTTGTCCAGCACCCTTTATTCCGAAAGATGCACTAATTGCTATAAATAATAAATACTGATACCACTCAGGTAATGTGTTTAATACTTCAAAGCCTACTCTCACATACTCTGTCATGCTAGGTACAAAAACTAGTATAGCAGGTAATAGTAAAACAATCAAGGCAAATTCGTCTTTCCAACTTCCGTCTGTTGCATCTGCCATTGTCTTTTCCCATTCTACTTCACCTGTAGCTACTTTCTCTGCAACAACTGCTTTAGCTTTAGCTTGTGCTACTTTTGCTTGACCATCTGCTTTGACCTTCTCAACCTTGCTGTCCATCCATGAACTAGCTAGATTAGCTATAGGTCCTATCAACGCCGTAAACATGTACACTCCTTATGTTTAAACTTGGTGTCAATCCAACATTTACCATAGTACAAGATAAATAACCACACTGTGAATAAAACACCTTCAACGTAGCTAAGTTCATTCCATGCATCTAGTATCATGCTGTCCATTATAATCTCCTAATTCCTTCTTTTTCTTGTCTTTTTCTTAGAGCCTTCACATGCTTGTTCATAAGATGATTGCCAATCCTTAGAAATGGTTTTGCCAGAGTTAGATAAATTCTTGCTGCGTTCAACTGCATCACGTTTCCTTTGCTCATCTAAATCTCGCCGTTTTTCTAGCAATCTTTTTGGGCTGTTTAGATACTTGTTTACCTGCTCTAGTTGCTTTGCGTTTAGCAGCCGAACTGGCGGCGTATTCAGAACTAGATAAAGCTTGGATCGCCCTTTCAGGGAGATAACGCTCACCGGTAGCTTTTGACCCCTGTGTACTAGGTTTACCACTCTTAGTTCTCCACTTTTGTTTTGTCCAATTTGCCAATGACCTTTGTGGTGCTCTCATATGCTTCCTTAATTTCTTCTATTGTTCTGTGGCATCCTATGCAGACATTCTCTTGCAATATGCAGATGCCTATACATGGTGTTATAATCTACCCGTCCACTTAGCTACAAACCAAGCCGCTAATCCTGCGAAGAATACTATGACAATAAAACCTATACTGTAGCCTACATATTCTATTATTTCTTCTTGTCGCTTCTGTGCCATCTTTTCTCGGTGACGTCTAGTCTTTCTTGCTTCAGCTTGAAACTGTTGCCAATCCTGCCACAATCCCGGTCTACCTAGATATATCATCATCTGCTTGAGTTCTTCTTCTTTTTCTCTTATCTGCTCAAGAGCCATGAACTCTTCTAAATCTGAACCACCTACACCTTTGGCTTTTTTCTGTTTAGCTTTCTTTTCTAAGCCTTCTTTTGCAAACACAAAATCTGATATCTGTTTAGCACAACCTGAAAGTTCCTTACCATTTGATATAAAATTCTTGATTACCCCAAAGGCTGCATTTGCTGCTGCGAGTTCTGCTAACATTATCTTTTCCTTCTAGGTTTACAGTAAGCTGTTATCTGTAGATTAGCTCCTTCCAACTGTGGTACTGACGGTTGCTTGTGTAGTCTCTCTGCAAAGTACAAGCATCTATCTATGTCTTCAAAGGTTTGTGTTTGGTCTACTACTCTTAATCCCATCATAAACACTAACACAAACTCAATCATTTACTATACGGGTACTCCAAGTACCTCTTGTTCTTCGTGACACTCACAATTACATTCTTCGCAGTCACACTCATAACATTTACAGGTGTCACACTTTTCTTTATCCACGATATCCTCCACCTGCTGCTTTGTAGGCTTTTGCTAACATCTGTGCTTTTCTAGCTGACCATTGACCCGGAGCACCACCTTTGCCACCAGCTTTTATTCTGTTAAATATTCTTTTGCGTAAAGCAGGCTTAGTATAATTACCGGCTTCATTAACTTTACTTTTTGATTTTGTCTTTGTTTTTCTTTTTGCTACTGCCACTGTTATCCTCGTATAAATTATTAAATGTTGTGTAAGGGTCTAGGTAAGATTCATGTGACTCTGCTGAGTGTGTCCACTGTGATGGTGCAAAGTCTGGAGCACCTTCTCCTGTAACCCATAGAGCAGGACTTGTAGCTCTTACTCTGTTATTTGGCAGTGCAACAATGTTGCCTGTCCATTTTCCTGCATCCAACAAATACATCACGTGTGATTGTTTATGCTGTGCAGGGTCATCTGCTATGTCACTGTCTGTGTAGTCAACAGTAAACATATACTTAGCTGTGTAGAACTCATTGCCTATCTTACATAACCACGGACTAGAACTGACTCTGTCCATCACTATGACACTATGGTTTCTTGATTCGCAATCCCAAGGTTGACATAAGTGGTCTTCCATTGGCTCTGCCCATTCGTCTACAGGTATATCAGCTACTAGTGCT